TATGCTTATCGCTATGGTGCTCTGAATGTTCTTTGAGCTTGTTTTTTTGGCGAGTGGTTAGTTTCATTTCTTTTTACGTTTTTTCTTTTTGGAACGTAATTTTTTAAGATCAGCAGCCGTAATCTTATCTCTTGGAGGTGCAACAGCAGCTAATTTACGTTGTTTTCCAGAATAAGATCCTTTTGGCATTGTTTTTGATCTCTATATAATTATATTACCTTTAAATATGTGATTTTCACTTATTTTTTCTTCTTTTTTCGTCTATGTTGATATGTTATCTTCTTGCTACTTGTTTTTTCACGTTTAAATCTTGCTTTTTCACTTGCTGTCATCTCTCCTACAGTCTTAGGTGTCTTACTTGATACACGTTTACTAGGCCGACAGGCAGGATAACCACGTTTTTCACCTTTAGAACGGCCACAAGGCTTACCAGTTTTAACATCAACCCAGTTTTCCTTGAACCAACGTGTCAAACCACCTTTGGCTCTTGGATTAGGTTTATTTTTTCTTCTTTGTGGCACGTTTTCTCTCCACTCTATAAGTTCCACCACGCTTTTTATATTCTCGGACTAGCCAAGCATTAGCGTAGGCAGAAGGATACACAGCAAACTTGCGTTTTGCTTCAGCTTTTACTCTAGCGTAAAGTGCTTTATTTAC